GTCCCGTCCCATGCTCCCCCCGTGGTGCCGAAGCCGGTCGTGTGGTAAACCGCCTCTGTCCAGAAACCGGGCGTCCCGCCACTCGCGGGCGTCCACTGCGGGGGCTCGTAGTTCGAGGGCACCAAGACCTTGATGCCCTTGGCCACTACATTCACCTGGGGGATGCTCTGAAACTGCTCCGCGCTGATCTGGATGCTCAGGACCGCGCTGTTCGGATACCTGAACTCCCCGTCCACGATCTCTGTGAACGCCTCCCACCAGGTTGCGGATTGGTGGTAGAGGTCCGCATCGTCCGCGCTGACGCGGGTAACCCGGATTTGCCAAGCCCCGGCCACTGGGGTTTCGATTCGATAGGTGGTGGTGAGTTTTGTAGAGTAAGGGTCCACTCCCGCGATCACACCCCCGCCCGCCAGGGTGACCTCCTCCCAGTCGCCCTGCGCCCCACCTGACGGGGTGTAGTTGGCGTTCTGCCGCTCGATCTTGATCGTCACCGAGTAGGCGGATTCCACGCCCGTGGTGCTGTTGATCAGCTTCAGCGCGGGGATGGCGATCCTGACCCGCACCGCGGTTGGGTTGGACGTGATGGACCGCGTGACCGGCACCCCATACTTCACCCGCACGTTGACCGGGTTCTCCGACTCCGTGCCCGTGACGCCATCAAGCACCGGCTGCTCGTTGGTCCCCATCGCCATTTCCATGGCCCAGCCATTGAAACTGAAGCTGCCATCGCTGGCCATGATCGGCGTCCCGTCGAGGTAGACAGATTTAAGCCCGTCCTCCAGGCCCTCGATTTCGCCCTCGCTCAAAAGGATCTGGAGCGTCCCGATTTCCGGGATGACGCCTGTCGGGGTGAAGGTTTCGGGGCCGCCATCGCCCGAAGACCCCGTGCCACCGCCGCCGCTGCCGCCGCTGCCACCGGTCCAGCCGCCCGCCCCCGAATCGAGTACTTGAATCCCTGGCATTACAGCTCCCTAACCCAAACGCGATGGTCCCCGCCGCCTGCCGTTCCGCCTGTGCCGCTCGTGTCTGGGGCGCCAGATCCAAAGTCGTCAGAACCCCACGCGTGTGCGTCGATCCCCGCGCTGATGACGTGGCCGCCGATGCGCATCTTGCCGTAGAGCACCGGGACACACCCGCCCTGGCCCACCGTGAGGGTCGGCCCGCCGAAGGTCCACGTCTTGGCATCGTTCCCGCCGTAGTCGCCTGGCGTGTTGGCCTGGGGCGTCCCAGCCAGCACCTGGGCCACGCCGCCGAGGACCATGGCCGTGCCCATGCTTGTCATCAAGCTGGCAGCCCAAGGGGCAAGGGAGCCGCCTGAAAAATAAACGGCCACCAGCAGCACAACGCCGGTCAGGATCTGCCCCCAGCCGTCTTTGGCACCGGCCACCACCGGCACAAGGCGAATGACATCCGTGCGGCCCACCGGGGCGTGTAGCCCGCTCTCATCTTGGGCTCGGCGCCCAACCAGCACCCGGAAAGGGGCGTCAAGGCGTTCCTGGAGGTAGGCACGGAAGCCGGGCTGGAACCTGCACAGCCATGCCACCGCCTCCCGTGGCGTGGCCACGTCCACCCGGAACTCCTTCCCGAACTTCTTCCGCATCTCCCCGTAGAGCCGGATCGTCTTCATGCTCATGCCCGCCTCCGCACCACGGCCACCACCGCCCGGTTCAGCGGGCCCAGGTCTTCCTCGCGGGACAGCCGCCCCGGCAGGTGGTGGAGCACCCGGCCGCCGCCGATGTAGACCGCGCAGTGGTTCGGCACACCCGCGCCCCGGATCGACAGCAGCAGGGCGTCGCCCACCTGGGGCCCGTCCTCCACGCGCTCGAACCCGGCTGCCTCCAGGCCCTCGGTGAATAGGTCGTGATTCTTCCAGAAGCCGGGCCCGCGCACGAAGTCCGGCATGTGGCCGTAGGCATCCCACGCCAGGGTGTAGCAGTCCTGCACGCCCCAGGCGAACGGGTGGCCCTTGGTCTCCCATCCGGTGGGGGTGATGCGCTGCCAGTCGCCCTCGGGCGTCACGATCCACCACGGCACGCCGGAGCGGTCGCACATCTCGCGGTCCATGCCGCTGGGCTCGGTGGTGCCGCCCGGGTGGCTGTGGACCACGCCCAGGACCGGGCCCGCGTCCTCGGCGGCCACCCAGTCCTCGGGGTGGATCTCGAACTGGTCCGGCCCCCCGATGTTCTGGCAGTGGCGGTAGGTCGCCCCGTTCTGCCCGTCCCACACCAGCACGCCGCAGGACTCGCGGGGCGCCTCGGCGCGGGCGTGGTCCAGGATGACCTCCAGTAGGGCGGGCGTCATCGGACCCGCGCCGTGCCAACGAAGGCGCCGAAGGGCAGCCCCCCCGTGAACTGGGCCAAGGCCGCCCCGTCACCAGCGGCGTGGTCGCGGCAGGCCGGAAGGGTCTTGGCGCAGAGCCCGCCCACAGAGAACGGGCAGACAGCGGCATCCTGCCAGCCGCAGACGTTCGCCGTGACCCGCCGCTTTGGAACCATGGCGTTCTGCTGGTCCATGGGGGTGCAAAGCTCGAACTCGATGGCGGTAGGGGTTTCCGAAATCTTGCGCTCTACGAACCAGGGCTCGTCCACATACCCGGCCTCGGGGTCTGCGCTGGGGTTGAACCCAGACCCGCCCCAGGCCGTGTCACCCCACGGGCCCAGCCCCCACCCCAGGTCACCGGCGGGCGCGGGGAAGTTGTCCGAGTCCATGAACCGGGCGAAGGTTCGCCGGAGGGTGACCTTCGCGCCCACCAGGTCATCGAACTCCCGCGCCATCGCGCCGATCGCGCCGTCCAGGTTGGATATGGTCAGTTTTGGGCGGGGCAGGGTGCCCTTGCTGGACCACTCGAACCCCTCAAACGTCATGGGGATGGGCTGGTATGCCTGCCCCTGCCAGATGATGGGCGCCCCCGTGATGTTGGGCTCCATGGCCCAGTAGGTCACGCCACCGCCGCAGACCGTGGCGTCCAAGACGAACAGATGCAGGACCGCAGATGGGTCCAGCCTCTGGATCTCGGCGACGGGTAGGCTCACGCGGGCACCTGCTGGAATTCGGCGCTGATCCTCTGGTGGTTGCCCTCCGTGTCAGTCACGCGCCACGACTTGCACTTGTATTTTTTCGCCGTGCCGTTCGGGTGGGTGTAGAGGAAGGTCAGGTAGCCGCCCTGTGCCTCCAGGAAGTCAGCGATGGCTTGGGATTCGGCGGGTGCGCGACTGGTGAAACTCAGCGTCCGCCTCTCCATGAGGTAGTTGATCCCAGCCGGGGCGGTCTGCTCGTAGTTCTCGCCAAAGTCCACGCCGTGGAGGTTTGGCTTCATCTCTAATTCCGCGCCGATGTCGGGCACCCAGGTGAAGGTATCCATCAAGACCTCGCCAGCATACCGCCGTGGCGCTTCTCGCGGGACGCCCATTCGGCCATGTAGTTGTCCACCGCTGCCTTGAGGCCCCGCCCCAAGTCGCCGCCGCCCTTGGCTTGGCTGTCCACCTCGCCCTTGCCGCCGTTCACGTTCACCACGATGGATGTCTCCACCCGGCCAGAGGACTGCATGGACCCCGCCACCACGGGCGCCGTGTCGATGAAGCCGGTGGTGCTGGCCGTGGTGGTGGGCTGGCCGCCCAGCATCCCGCCCAACGCTGTGACGCCAGCACTGACCCAGCCCATCATCTGCTGCTGCACCACCGCCCGCTGCATCTGGATCAGCATGTCCGCGATGACACGCTTGACCGTCTGCCCCAGCGTGTCCCAGGACCGGCCTACGCCGTCGAGGTTGTTCATCCAGGACACCAGCGCATCCGTGGCGTTCTGGCTGGAGTCCTCGATCACCTGGCTGATGATGTCCCAGTTCGTGACGACAGCGATTCGGAGGTTCCGTGCCTCCCTCTGGGCTTTGATCATCGCCATCTGGAGGTCCAGGGCGTTCACGGTGGCGGGCTTCAGGTCTGGGATGTCCCGCAGGCCCTCATCGAGAGGCTTCATCGTGGCGGTGTCCACCACCCCCTGGAGGATGTTCTGCATGGCGCGGTCGCTGCCCTTGAGCCGGAGCCGCTTCATCTCCATGTCCAAAAGTTTCGACTCCGAGAGCGTGGCCTTTGCGTAGGCTTCGGCCTGGTCCGCGAAGAACTTCTTGCGCTCGGCGTGCAGTTTCTTGGCCGCCTCCTCGCCGTCCTTCATCGCCTTGTTCTGGGCATCCAGTTGGGCCTTCAACTCGCGTTCGGTCTTCACCGCATCGACGCGCATTTTGACCTGGCGGCCGAAAGCCTCGGTTCCCATCTCAGCCGCCAGCCGCTTGTAGGCCGAGACCTCGGGCATGGCGAGTTCGTCCTTGGCGCCCTTGTCCCCAGCCAGTGCCGCCCGTAGCAGTTTCACGTTCTCTAGCACCTGGTTGGTGTCTGCGGCAAAATTCTTGTGGAGCGCGGCTCGGTCATGCCAGGGCTTGTTGTTCTCTACTTCCTTGTTGAGGCGCTCAATCTCCTCGCGTATGCTCTTTGTGGCGATGTAGAGGGCAGCGATAGCCGCCGCCAGCACACCAGCCGCCGCAACCCCCGTGAGGGTCGCCGCGTTCCAAGAAGCCTGAGCGATGGCGGCGGCAGCAGCGGACACGCTGAACCCAGACGCGGCATAGGTCAGTGCCACCACCCGCGCCGTCTGCGCGGTGAAGGCCACCACCGAAGCGAGCGTTGTGGAATTGACGATGGCTGTGGCCGCACTCATGGTCCCAAGGACCACCACCGCCAAACCAATCTGCATCTTGTAAGACTGGATGATGCCAATCAGGGAGGAGAAGCCCTGGATGGATTTGGTGGTGAACTCAACCAAGGTAGGGGTGGCCCTTGCGATGGCGTTGGTCAGTCCAAGAATGGATTTCGTCATCACATCCGAAGCCCCGGCGTTGCCGATGGCGAAGAACGTTGACGCAACCTGGTCCTTGAGATTCGACAGGACGCCTCCCAGGGTTTTGGCCTGGCGCTCCATCCCGCTGGCGAAGTTGGCATCCGAGAGCCGCTTAAAATAATCCTCAACTGCGCTCACGCTGCGGTTGATGATCTCGGTCTGCCCCTTGAATGTGAGGGCGATCCGGTCCCCCTCAGTCCGCGCCTGGACGCCGAAACTCTTGATGGCCTCGGATTCGCCCATGGCCACGCCAGACACGGCGCGGATCAGGTCCGTGAGGGACCGCCCGAAGGCTGAGGCCATGTTCCCGTACGAGGTCAGGCTGGAGACGCTGGCGTCCATGCCCCTGGTTTTCAGGTCCACAAACGCCTGGGTCAGCTCGGTCAGCTCGTAAGGTGTGGTTTTTGCGAAATCCTGAACCATCGCAAAAGCGCGTTGAGCGGAGTCGATGTCGCCCGTCACTGTGACCAGCGAGGCGCTGAGGCGCTGGAACTCCTGGTTCGTCGCTACGAACTGCTGGACGATGGCGCCCACCCCAAGCGCCGTTCCAAGCCCTGCCAGGATGCGCATCAGGTTTTCGCCCTTTGCTTGCATCTCGCCCATGTCCCGCGTCGCCTGCTTAACTGAGGACGAGTCAACGGCGATGCTCAGTTTAGCGATGTCCATGGCTCAGTCCTTGGGCTTGTTGCGGGAT